TTAAGGTCGCTGATTATATCGGCACAACTCTTGGAGATTTAGTAAAGCAGACGGCCAAGCTGGGATCATCAATATATGGCAAGAAAATCAAGCCTGATCTATCCATTGTGGATCAATTGTTCGATGGTGTAACATGGAGCGACCGTATCTGGTCAAATCAAGACGCATTGCGTAATGACCTTGTTAAAATGATGAAGAATGCACTACTGACGCACAGCAACCCAATCACACAAAGTCCAGCACTACGCGATAAGTTTGGTGTCATGAAGTATCAATCAGACCGCATCATTCGAACCGAGAGCGATCGCGTCATGTCACGCCAAAGCATTATTAATGCTCGTGAAGCAGGGTATAAGAAAGTTATATGGGTCATCAACTCGGGAGCGTGTGACATCTGCTTACAACACAGCGGAGAAGTTTACACGTTGAAGCAAGCTGAGGGTATGATACCGGCACACCCAAACTGCCTTTGTTCGTGGGCAGCATATGATTCCGGCGATGAAGTAGACGAATAATTAGGAGGAAATGTAATGAAGCAATTAATCGTTTTTACAAATAATGGACAGACATACATGTTCGATAATGTCTCTAATTTCAAGCCAACTACTAAGGGATTCCGCTTTGAATATACAGGCAATGCTACCGGCGTGAAACGAACAGCGGTATTCAATAGCACAAGCGCTTGTGGGTATGCATTAGCAGACGTAGAAAAGTAATCTTGTGACCTGAGCAAGTCCCTAAACTACTCAAAAATAATAGCGTTAAGTGATAGACGTGTGATCGTGGCTGGGCAGTATTGCGTGGCTGGGGTCGTTAAGCGCGTCTATTCGTTTTGGGCTAAACAGGAGGAACCATCATGGCAGAAGATCCAAAGAATCCGTCAACAGATCCAGAACCGGAAGGCAAACAAACACCTCAGGAACCAACCACATACACGCAAGCACAGCTAGATAGTGAGGCCGATAAGCGCGCAGCTAAGGCGCTTGAAACAGCAAAGGCTAAGTGGGAAGCAGAACAGGCTAAGGCGCTTGAGGACGCCAAGAGTGAAGGCGCACGGCTGGCTAAGATGTCGGCCGATGATAAGGCACATGAGCTGGAGAAACAACGTCAAGCGGCCTTGGACAAGCGTGAGGCTGAACTCAATCAACGTGAATTATCAACAAGCACGAAGTCGTTACTAGTTGACAAAGGACTGCCGACTGACTTTGCTAGTTCTCTGGTAGCGTTGGGTGATGCTGACAAGATCAAAATGGCTGTTGAAAATATTCAAAAGACAATTCAGGAAACGGTCAATAAGCAGGTTGAAGCCAAACTACAAACCGACCCACCTAAGAATGGTCCTTCTGCCCTTGATGGTGCCGATGATCCATTCAAGAAAATCATGGCACAATACAAAAAATAGGAGGTAGCTAATCATGGCTGCAGAAAATAACGATTTACCAGTACGTCTCTATCAAAAACAATTTATTGGTTTAATGCAAACCGTATTCGGTGTGCAAAGCACATTCACTCCAACGTTTGGTGCGTTGCAAGCACTCGATGGCGTTCAAAATAACGCGATTGCGTTCAGTGTTAAGGCGAACGACGTGCCGGTTGCAGTTGGCACATACAACACCGACCCTAATGTTGCGTTTGGTTCTGGTACCAGCAACTCCAGCCGCTTCGGGCCAATGAAAGAAATCGTCTACGGCGACATTGATGTTCCATATTCCTTCGGCTGGAGTTTCAACGAAGGTATCGACCAACTCACTGTCAACAACGATTTGAATGCTGCAGTGGCTGACCGCCTTAACTTGCAAGCACAAGCTAAGACGCGGATGTTTAATAGTAAGCTGGGCGCTTATTTGGTTGCTAGTGCTGCGGCCGACCTTGGTGCAGTCACTGACGTTAACAAGGTATTCGAGGAAGCTTCCGAACGCTACACCGACTTGGAAGTTGTTGTTCCAGTTCGCGCATACGTGACTGCGGAAGTTTACAACGCAATCATCGACCACCAGTTGGTAACCAGCTACAAGGGCTCTGCTGTGAACATTGATGAAAACGGAATTGTTCGTTTCCGCGACATCGTTGTTACCAAGACGCCGACCCGTTACATGGCTGGCAAGTCTATCATCTTCTCACCTGATAACATTGGCCGTGCGTTTACTGGTATCAACGTTGTTCGGACGATTCAATCTGAAAACTTTGCAGGTGTTGCTTTGCAAGGCGCTGGTAAGGCTGGTCAATGGATCAGTGATGACAACCGTCAGGCAATCTTCACTGCTGGGACGTCAGCAACAACCACGACGTCTACCGTTGCACCGACTACCACAACGACTACTTCGCACGCTTAATTAATTGATCTAAGTCGCCTATCGAAATAGGACAGTACGGGAAACCGGGCGGCTGATTGGAGGACAGAATGAAACTTATTTTATGTCAACCGGCTATCAAGCGTTTTGAGTGGGAGCTGGAAGTCTGCCTAACAAATTTGCGAAGTGTCGGGTTTGACATGAAAGATGTCGTTTTGCTCTTCACTGTGCATGATTCTAAGGTGCCAGAAACGCTTGCTGATAAATATGGAGTAGAAGTACACACGTATACCGACAAGCGCGTAGACAAGCAATATATACCGTCTGTGAAGCCTTGGCTGTGGTGGCAGTATCTAGCTGAAGATCCCGAACGTGAAAAAGAGGACTATTTATACTTCGACAGCGATGTCATTTTTCGTAAACGGCCAGACTTTCGCAAGCTGAAAGCAAAGCCTGATCGTTGGCTGTGTAGCAACACCCTTAGCTATATTAGCGTTGACTATATCAAGCAGTGCGAACGTGGAGAAGAGATTCTAAAGCACATGGCTGATATTGTGGGTGTCACAGTAGCATCGCTTGAGACGATCAATCACAATTCTGGCGGTGCTCAGTGGATCATAAGTCACCCGTCAGCAGAATACTGGCGAAAGGTGTATGCCGACAGCAACCGACTATGGCGATGCCTGCAAACGGTCGACAGCAATATCCAAAAATGGACCGCTGAAATGTGGGCTCAATTGTGGAATATGATGTATTTCAACATCGGGCCTGTCATCAGTGATGAGCTTGATTTTTGCTGGGCTACTGATCCCGTGAAACGATGGAATGAAACCAAGATCATGCATAATGCTGGCGTCACGGCTGAAGATAAACGGCTGTTCTTCAAAGGCCAGTATGTAAACCGAACGCCATTTGATGATGATCTGAGTTTCGTTGATAAGTCGAAGTGCTCATACAAGTACGTGCAAGCAGTAAAGGCGGTGAAATGATGGAGATTTTAGACAGTGTAAAGCTACGTATTGGTTTGGCCGATACAATGCAAGATATCTTGTTGAATGATCTGATTGATGACGCCACAGCACGTGTGCTGACCTATATCAACCAAGACGGCATTGTCAATCAGACTGTGCCAGATGCAGTCGCATGGGTAATCAAGGACATTGTGGTGAAGATGTATAACCGCATTGGTGACGAAGGCAAGCAAAGCGGCACCGAAGGCAACGTATCCAACACATGGGAAGCAATTGACTTGTCTAAGTATGCTGACGCCCTCGATGTCTACCGTGAATCATCGCAAAGCCGCCGTCCGGGAATGAGGTTCGTATGAGATACAATAATAGAATCACACTAATCAGGAAGTCACCACCGGCTGATCCGTTGCATGACAGGCCGACAGAAATGCGAGAGACGGTCACTTGCCTAACAATCCCAATCACCAGTGCACAAGAGCTGTCTGTATACGGTCTGGTTAACACCATGGCCTACGAAGTACACGTTAAGAACCCTGCATTGCCTGTGAATGAGATCGAACTTGATGGTGTCAAATGGACAATCAACAAGACATTCGTAAATCGCAAGTCAACTATTTTCATCGTGTCTGGAGGTGGTAGTAATGGCTAATACCAACGTCACATGGTCAGGACTAGACAAGCTAATGGGAGAACTCGGTGCGACTGCTGGAGCAACAATTGAAGCCGCGGCTTCAGCGATGAAGATAACTACCGGTCAGGTGCAGGCACAAGCAAAACAAATTGCACCTAAACGAACTGGTTTCATGGCAAACAACATTCTAGTTGAACCGGTCAAGAAGACAGCTACATCTGTCACTGGAACTGTCAATGCCAAAGCTGACTATTCATCGTTTGTTGAGTTTGGGACTTACAAAATGTCGGCACAACCATTTATTAGGCCTGCTGTATCTGACGGGCAATCAGTATTCATTAAAACGACAATGGACAAGCTAAAAGAGGTGGCCAAATTTAAATGACACTCTCTCAATGGTACGAAGATGTGCAAACTCAATTGACTGCTGACGGGCTTACTCCTGTATTCGTTCAACCGGACGCTAAGAGCACATTACCGTTAGTTTTCGTTAACGTTCACGTTGATGCTGACATTTCATCAAAGACTGGCACGCTATCGAGTGTTGGTCAGCAGATCGACATCTACGACAGCATCGACACTCCGCCGGCTGAGTGGGAAGACTTTGTTCGCAAGGTTAAATGGTCGCTTAGCAAGGTGACACGGTGGCAATCGCTGACGGCAACTAATTCAATCGACGCAAGCATGGGCGATAGCACAACATTACGTCGTTGCATGTTAATCATTACTCTAGAAGGAGACTATTAAAATGGCAGTTATTAATAACGGTATCGAATTTGTGAAAGATACGCCCTATCGTGGCAAGGATGTTTGGTACTTCATCCAATCGACAGACCCTAAAGTGGCACCAATTGGCAGCCCTGCAATCTTGCCGGCTCACCAAGAGTCAGGTGATACAAGTATCGAAGGTGATTCACTTGATGAACAAACCAAGATGGGTCGTATCATTGCCGCATCTACCAACGAAGACAGCATTGAGCTGACAACGTACATGGTGCCTGGCGATAAAGCACATGAGATCATCATTGACGCTAAGCACGAAGGCCGACAGGTGAAAGTATGGCGTGTCATTGTTGATGAACGTCTGGCCGTTGTAGAAGACGACCACAAGGCTTATCCAGCGATGTTTGGGTATGGTGTAGTTGACAGTGCCGACATTTCAGATGAGGACAGTTTCTCCGAGATTGACTTCACTTTGAACATCATCGGCAAACTTGCTGACAAGAACGAAGACGGTACGCCGGGCACGTTCCCGCTTTCAGATGAACAGGTTGCAATGCTCGATCAGCTCTATTCATTCGAACGCCCTGGCGAAAAATCAGGCGAGTTCGCAGACGGCAGTGTTACTACAACCACTACCACTTCTCACGCTTAATTAATCGCATACAGAGACGAGTAGGCGAAAGCCGATCTGAGACGATAATCTAGGAGGATATTCATGTTAGAAATTCAAGTAAAAGATCAACCAGTAGAAGCAAAGTTCAATTTCCGCGCGTTGTTCCGAGCGAACAAGCTGTACAGCTCTGCTGAAGGTGCCAACGATGGTGCAAGCTCAATCTGGCTGGCATTCGTTACCGATGACGATATGGCATTATTTAAAGCACTGCGCGTGTTGCTACCGAAGTCATATACAGACGATGACATTATGGATGCGCTCGACAAGGCCGAAGAAGATGGCAAGTCGCAGGAGCTGTTCAAAGAAGTTGAGCAGGAGCTTCACAAATCCGGTTTTTTCAAACACGCAGCACAACGTTGGCTGAACTTGACCGAAAAATACGGGAAAGCATTGACGGACAAGAAGAGCAAGACAGCCGAAGAGAAGATTCAAGAAGCAGCGACCAAGGATACCCTGGACGCAATGAAGAAGAGTCTCTCTTAACCGATTTTGCCCGTCACGGAATCTATGATCCCGATATGCCATTCAGTTTGTACATGTGGGAAGCCCGTTCAATGCTGGAAGGGTCTTTTTTGCGTGATGTTGATATGCGCCGTGATTTGATGGAGCTTGCTGTCAACATTGCCAATATCCAGAACGCTAAGAACCCTAAGCGGTCAGTGAAGACCGGATACAAGAACATTGATAAGGCCGAACAAAAGATACTCAAACGCAGTGGCAATCGAGAAAGAAAGCCTGATGTCGAAATGATTAAGAAACTCAATGCCGCATTTGGAGGTGGTAGCTAATGGCAAACGTAGTCGCAACATTCACAGCAAACATCGCACCATTTCAAGCGGCAATGGGAAAACTTCAAACAGCCGTTAAATCTGGTACTGACGCCGCCTCTAATGCAGGTCAACGTGTTGGTGGGGCTATGACCAACATCGGTAAAGCGAGCACAGTGGCTGGCCTTGCTGTTGGTGCTATGGCCGTTGGTGCTATCAAGAGCTATGGTACATTCCAAGAATCAATTAACAAGGCGGCTGTTATTGCTGGTTCTAGTAACAAGTCACTGAAGGGTGACATGAAAGACCTAGAAACAGAAGCCCTTTCGTTAGGCAAAACACTGCCTATCAGTGCCGAAGATGCTGGTAATGCCATGATTGAAATGGCTCGTAACGGTGCTTCAATCAAAGACTTAAAAACAGAGTTCCCGGCTATTGCCAAGGCTTCCGCGGTTGCTGGTGCTGATTTGGCCGGCACTGCTACTACGGTTCAGCAAGCCATGAACATCTGGGGTGGTGGTGCTAAGAACGCCGCTAAGGATTCAGCAATTCTTGCTAAAAATGCCAATATGTCCAATGCCGAAGTGGAAGACATGGGACAAGCATTCGC